TGCAATTAGCTGGTCAGACATTTTCCACGGTATGGATCGCAACGTTTCAATCGACAGCATTAGCGGCCCTGGGGCTGCAATGAGCCACTCAGCCGATATTACCGTTGATAAGCTAAAGAACACTTTAGCAAATTCGTATTATGAGTTTGGCCCAGTCGAACCTTACTTTTTCCAGTTCATTGCTCACAGCGACATGATTCCAACAAGCTACTTGTCGATGGTCGACGAAGCTGGGGATACAGAAAAAACCTTTAAGGTTTCGGCAATTATTGAAAAGATTAAGAACAAAGAGATTTCATTGCAGGACGGCTACGCACAGATGGCCAATATTGCAATGGAATCCAAGCAGTTCCTTTCAAAGACTGGCTATAACGCACAGTACGACATTAGCGGATACCTCCACAGATTTGTCGAGCGTCTCGGCGTAATGGCGGATAACAGAATAAATATCTTGAGGGATACGCAGCCAGGCAATGGCTACGTGACTATGCGCGTGTACGACAAGAACGGCAGTGTGATGCTGGAGCCACGGTATACGCAAATGAATCAAGAGCTTTCAAAGCTTCTTGCTATCGATCCGTACCAAGACGTTGCGTACTCTTCGCAGATTGCAAGCCCAGCTGGCATCAACCCAGAGCGCCTTCGAGCGGCTGCAATTCCAGAGGACCCAGCATTTGAAGCTGCAACTGGGGCAGCAAAATTGGCACAAGCTTCTGAAATTGAAGTTGATAGCACATCCTTTTTAACTCCAGAAGAAGCGGCCGCAGAGCTTACAGCTCCTGGCGCCAAGGCAGCTGCCGATCAACAGGCAATTGCCGAGTTGGTAAAAGCTCGAACTCAGCTTCGTGATCTCGGTTACGAAATGGGACTTGAGCCGAAGCAGCCGTACATCCAGAAGCTTGATGTCACTACTGACATTGCTGGCAATGCGGTCATTAGGCCAAGATTTGACATTTACACGTCAATCGACGAGGTCGACGATCTTTCTTCGTTTGGCATCAAGGGGGAGGATTACTTGCCCCTGCGAGGCAAAGGCGTGTTTGAAAAATACAAGAAAATGGTTATTCCAATTTCAAATAATGAGATTTACGACAATGGCGTTGATCGGCTTCGCATTTTCCTTGGGGGAAGAATTAGCAAGGGCGACTCTTTGCGGGCAATGGCGAATATTGTACAGCGAGCAATTGAGAACGAGGTTAACCCAGGAGGCCTTGGAAACAAGGTACTAACGGACATCTTCATTGATGTGTTTGGAGGCGGAGAGCGCGGACTTCGCACTTACACAAAAGTTTTTGGACCAGATGGTATGTCAATTAGCCCAAGGTCTGCGCTAATGTACGCTCTTGAAGGTCGACCAGATACGATTGGTTGGACAACAAACCTTTCTAAGCGGATTCAGTCAAAAAACGACACAATCGCAATGATTGCGCAAAAGCTTTATCCCCTCGTGCGATACCGTTACAACCCGTATTTTAACTGGCAAGAAGGAATTGAGCCATACGCATTTAACATTTTGCGTGGCGTTAGCGGAGAAAAGGCATACGAGGAAGGATCGTATCTTTCAGACGTATTGTCGCAACGAGGAGGCGCCATTGCTGACATGCACAACGTTGGTCCGCACGTGCTTCTTCGAAATGCAACGACTCTGCAGAAGATTAGCCAAGTTATGCCCTCTGCAGAAGTTGCAGTTGGACTAAGGATTCAGGAACGAGCCAAGAAAATTGGGGGAGAAGTTGCTGATGCGGTATTGGCTGGCTCTGAAAAATTCAAGCAGGGAGTTAGCGACTCAAAAGATGTTGCAATTCAAGCGGGTACGGTTAACGAGCTTGTAAGAACTTCTGGCCCAGAGATTATTAAAGATCAACCAGAAGTTGGACTTCTGTTCCAAGAGATTACTGGATCTAACGACGTCGGAACAAACCTACGATACTTTATTGACCAGAACATTAACAACATGTTCCCAACGCAGGTATTGCGAATTGCCGACGTATCGTCTGCTCCGTTTACTTGGGGCGCACCAATTGAGTCGTCTTATCTTCAACCGTTCAAGGATGTTGTCAGCGTTACAAACCCAACGCCACAGCAAATCGACAACTTGGAAGATATTTCCGCAGCGCTGGAAAAGGTTGGCGGGCCAATTGAGCTACGAAAGAGACTTGCAGCTGCGGCACGGGAGTTCCTTGCCTCGGCAAAGTCAACGCCAGCTGGTCGAACCGTTATCTCTGCTGGTGAGTACTTCAAGGGAAGGCTTTCACTTACGACAGTTTCAAACATTTCGAGTGACGTTCGCCGAGCAATTGAGCGATACACTGGCAATGAATATAGTAACATCAACCCGTATTTGGGAGCAAAGGCAGAGTTTGGAGTTCAACTCAATTCTAGGACAAAGAATTTGAGCAAGATGAAAGCCTTTGCTGACGACACCGACAACTTTGCAGAAATGGAAAAGGCTGTAAAAAATATCGACGAGGCAATCAGTAACAACCACATTGTTACTAGGGGAAGAATGTATCGGATTGCCAACATGCTTGACTTCCTCAACCCAAGTGACATCCAAAATGTTAAGCCTGGGTTTAAATTCGGAGTGGAAAACTTCCAGTCATTCTCTAAGGTAGAAAAGCGTGCGCTTAACGCTCCGAACGCTGGGGCTGGTGAGCCAATCATGCTTGTCATTGACGATGCAAGGGGTTTGCCAGGTATTGATTTAAACGCATTCAAGGCGTCCTCGGTATCTGCTGAGGAGGAGATTCTATTTGCCCGTGGTATGGAGTACGAAGTTATTGAAGTTCTTGGCAAAAAGCAACTCCCAGGAGTCTCAAAGAGTGCTTTGTATGTAAAGGTCAAACCAATCATGCAGCCAGAAGCGGTGGCAACACTTAACAAGATTGCGCCTACGGAAGCAGCCAGGGTAAAGCTTCGCAACGCGCTAAGCGACGTGGAGATTGCCCAGGCTAAACAGCAAGAATCCTTTGAGCTTCTTACTAAGCTTTTGTACTCTCATCCAGAAGTTATGGAAGGCGTGCAAAAGATGGGCATGGCGATCAAGCAGACGCCAGCAAACATTCACAACGCACGCTACCGAAAGGCAAGGCCGTCGGTTCCAACCTCTGAGATTACTAAACTAGATCCGAACGCTTTGCACGACCGATACAGCAAAGTGCAGGGATCATTCGATGCCCGACCGCAGCCAGCGTACATGGAGCCAAACATGGTGTTTGGGCAGCAAGTAACTGGACCGCAGGCTGCCCTGAACACTGGCGGAAAAACTGGGTGGTGGATGGGCATGGACGGCATCAAGCGATACGTCAAGACCGTGGCGAACCCAGACCCATCGGCAACAGAAATGCACGCGCTTGTAAACGAATACATTGTTACAAAACTCCTCAAGAAAATGGGGGTCAACGTTCCAGAGCAGTCGCTTGTAGTTGACAATGGAATTATTTACCTTGCCAGCGCTGAGGTTCCTGGAAAAGAGCTAAGCAATATCCCAATCGACGCAGATATTGCAAAGCAAATTGTAGACAACCATGTTGCAGATTTGATTGTTGCAAACTTTGACGTGCTTGGCCAGGACTACAAAAACTTAGTTGTTACCCCAGACGGAGCAATCGTCAGAATTGACAACGGGAACTCCACGTTCTACCGAGCTGGCGCAGGGTACAAAGACAACAAAAAGACTGGAAACATTGACCCAATGCTTTGGCAAGATGTAGACCCAGGTTGGTGGTGGAAGCCAGAGACGTTCTCAAAAGGATCTTCGTCATCAAATTACAAGGGAATTATCGAAAAGGCCTATCCTTCGCTTGCAACTCCAGGCGCCAGTACGCTCGACATTCCAAACTTCCTGGAACAATACACAGACATGGTCAGCAGGCTCGGCGAGTTTGACAACGCAATGGAGGAGATCCTCTCCCCAGTAAGGTCGTACCTATCCTCGAAGAACCTAGAGATTTACAATGGTAATGCGACAAGGGCAGACATCGTATTTGGAAACGCAAACGCCACGGTTGGCCAGCGATTTACCGTAACTAAGGGCCTGCTCAAGAGCCGAATTTCTCAGCTTGATGCCGCAGTAAATACAATTCGAGAATCAAGGATTGCCGACCTAAACGCGCAGTACGGCACGCAGGAAGCAATCGGTGGGCTAAGGAAGGCAAAGCGACCAAAGCTGAAGAAGCAAGACAAATGGGTTATCGATGTGTCTGAAAGACTTGCCTCATCTCTGCAGCAAGGAGTAACGCTTCCAGGGCTTGACGCAGCGCTTCAGGTAATTAGGAACGGGAGAATTCTTGATCCAGTCGCAATCAATGCCCTGTCTGAAGGGCTTGCACCGTTCTTGTATAAGCGAGGGGCCACGCAACAGTTCATGGACGCCTTTGCGCAGGCCCATGCAGTTGCAACAAGGCGTATATTCCAAGAACAAATGTTTAGCACTCACAAGGGCATGCTCGAGCGAACAATGAACCACCCAGTGCTTGGTCCATATCCAACATCCTACATGTACGGCAAGGTGCTCCCAGCATTTATTGAGGCGCTATTTGTATACGCCCCATTTACTGGAGAGTTCGCTCCGTTTATGGGTGCGCAACGATTAAACCAAGTTACCGACTACATTGCGGCAGAGCTAGAAACAAACGACGAACTTTACGAGTACGTCATGCGTCGACCGCCGTTGCTTATGTTCCTTAGCGGCCTGCTGCCAGGGTGGCCAAGTGACATCGGAGTCAGCCTTCCTTACTGGGCCCGAGAAGGAATTATGCGACCAATTGCAGAAGGAAAGTTTGAGTCAATTCCAGGCAAGCTCGCGGAAGCTGCGGGGACTCAATTTGCACGGCAATTTGGTGCGCCGCAAACTCTTACCAGGTCGGTACAGGCAGTCAGCGAAATCCAAAACTTCTTGACTGGCGACCCGAACACCAGCGTTATCGACGATATCTCAGAGTATTTGCAGCTTAAAGATTCTAATTAAAAGGGAATAGCCCCACCTTTGATAGGGGCTCGCAAAAAGGAGAACAGTCAGGATGGCTGAAGAAGTCGCCGCTCCTATCGTGGAGCAGTCGCCAGCACCAGAGGTTGTTGCAGAACAGCCTGCTGTGGCCACTGCCCAGGATGAGGACGTAGCCACTTGGAAGAAGCGCCTAGCTGGTAAGGATCAGGCCCTCACCGCTACGCAAAAGGAGCTTGCTCAGATCCGCGAGGAGGCAGAGCAGCTCAAGAAGTGGAAGGCCGAAGTCGAGTACGCGAATATGTCGGAACTCGAAAAGGTCAACCTCAAGGCGCAGCAGTTGGAGGCAGAACTTAAGGCGACACGAGAGGCAGCTGAGCAAGAGACCCTTGCTCGGAAGCACCCTTTGTATGCCCAGTTTGCCCAAGAAGTACAAGGACTCAGCCTTGCGGCGCAAGCCGAAGCGTTTGAAAAATTTGTTACTTCGGTAAATAAGGAACAAACAAAGGATACTTTCGTGGATGTTAACGCCCCACGCAAGAGCACGCCAGCTCCGAAGCAGCGCACTGCTGCTGAAGTCATCGAAGATATGAAGGCGTTGGGCAACCCATTTAGCAAGTAAACCAAGGAGTAAATAGTGGCTACGACCAGTACCGCTACCTCGGGTTTTAGCGATCTTGTACAGGAGCTAGTCCAGGCGCGAGCCGAGGAAGAGCTTCGAGCACGTGCCGTTCACGCGATGCCAGGACTTTACGTCCCAGGCCGTTTCGTGAAGGGCACGAACACGATCCGCTATGCCCGCTATGCGGACCTAGCAACAAACACAACCCCACTCGTTGAGGGTACAGCCCCGACCGATGACGCTCTGACGATTTCGTCCGAGTTCTTCACGGCAGAGCAGTACGGTGGAACCGTCGCGGTGACGGACCTCGCCCAGCTTGACTCGCCGCACGACCTCATCAGCATTGCTGCTGAGCGCGTGGCGTACAAGGCAACCCGCACGATGGACAACCTCGTGCGCGATAACCTGCACAGCTCAGCCGTGACGAGCGCCATCTTCGGCGCCACGGGTGCTACGGCAGTGACGGCCAACGCCGCCACCGCAGTCAGCGCTGCGATCTCGGGCTGGCACATTAAGCGAATGGTTGCAAGCCTGCTTGCTTCCAACGTCGCACCGTTTGCAGACGGCTTCTATCGGTTGATTATTCACCCGAATCAGCAGTTCGACCTGCTCACGGACACTTCAGCCAACGGCTTCATCGAGCTCAACAAGTACGTGTCGGATCTTCCTGCACTGACGAATGAGATCGGTCGCTTCGGTGGCTGCCGAGTTGTAGTTTCGTCCGATGCGTTCCGCGCATCAGGCGCTGCACCGACGACGTATTCGTCCTCGGGCGCCAACTACAACGCGCTCTTCCTTGCGCCTGACGCTTACACCATTGGTGACAGCCAGACGCTCCAGAGCTACTTCGTGGCGCCAGGTGGCGACCACACCGACCCACTCGCCCAGAAGGCGTTGGTCGGCTACAAGATGCGCTTCGGTTCCATGTGGATCGACGAGTCGGGTGCCCGATTCCGCATCTTGCGCACCACGTCCACGATCAGCTAATATTTAGCGATCTGGATTTCCCCTCCCAGGCGGCTTCGGCCGTCTGGGAGGACAAGCATGGGGGATTAATGGCAGAGAATCTAAAGGTACTAGTTTGGGGCCACGTAGAAGATGGCCCATGCGCATACTTCAGGGGACATCAATTCTCAGACGAGCTGCTAAAGCTTGGGGTGGAGTACAAGGGAATCAGTCGAGTTGATTTCGACGTTGCTGAATCTGGCAGGGGGATGTTGCTCCCAGAGGCATTTAGCAAAGGGCTTGTAAGAGTCGATTCAAAAGATATCGACTGGGCGGACGTAGTCGTGTTCCGCCGCTACTACAACACTACGCTGCATTGCGAACAGTGCCCAGCCGTAACATTTAGCTACGACGAAGCTTCCAGGCACGAGCATGGGCCGATGAAAGAGCGGGACATCATTACCCGTTTGCTCTGGCCTACATTTAATTACGCCGACCATGGCAAAGCCATTGTGTACGAGACGGACGATGACCATTTCAATATTAAGAAATGGAACGGGTACATCAAAGACGTAATCCCAGAGTACCCGATGATCGAGGAGATGGCCAAGCGGGCAGACCTCGTGACTACTTCAACGCCAACCATTGCCAAGAGGTATGCGCGCTTCAACGACAACATCAGGGTCATCCGTAACGCTGTCGACCCAGCGCTGTACGAACGCACGGCGGAGCGACCAGACACAAGGACGCGCATGCTGTACTACGGCAGCACCGCTCGCATGAGGGATTACGTAGGGGACATTAGCGACAGGGGTAAGATCACTGGCGGGTACGGCGGCAAGGCCGTGCAGGATTTTGCCAGAGACCTTCAGCGTGTGTTCATTGGCATGAACAAGAACACCGAACACATGGTGGTGCCGCTCTTCGACGAGGTGCACGAGTACGTCGAGAGCATCCCTGGATTCTGCAAGCTGCTGGCCGACTCGTGGCCCGAGATTGGGATTGCCCCGCTTGGGGGCGACGAGTTCGACCGAGCCAAGAGCGAGCTGCACTGGCTCGAGTACTCCATGACTGGTGCCGCG